TGCAGCGGCGATCGCTTCGGCCTGCGTGGCATGGACGCTGGTGGATTTGGCTGATCCAGCCTTTTTGACGCTCCAGCCTCTTTCCGTCGGGACGACGTGCTGACCTTTTCGAGACATGTGAACAACCTCCAGTCCCGAATATAAGCGAAGCGCATTATCAATGCCAGCGGCAAAGACGGTTGCTTTCAGGCGGTCCAATCCGGGCCGCCTTTTTTGTTTTTCAAGCGGGAGAATGTGCATGACGGATCAATTGGAAGCGAGCCTGGACATGGTGGCGCAGGGGGAGCGGATTGCAGGGTTGGCGCAGGAGGTGGCGGCGCTGAAAGGGGCGTTGCTGAGCGCGCAGCGGCCGGCGCTGGATGGCGTCAAAGGTGGGATGGAGGACCCGGCGCGGGCGGCGTTTGTGAATCGCTATGTGCGGCAGGGGCATGAGGCGGGCGTCGAGCTGAAAAGCTTTTCGGGCACGTTGGGCGCGGCGGGCGGCTATGCGGTGCCGCGCGAGATCGACCAGCTGATCGGATCGACGCTCAAGGGCATGTCGCCGATCCGCGCCATCGCCAATGTGGTCCGCACGGGGAGCGCGGGATACCGCAAGCTGGTGAATGCCGGCGGCATCGTGTCGGGATGGGCGAGCGAGACGGGCGCGCGGGGCGAGACGGGGACGCCGAGCTTCAACGAGATCGTGCCGCCGGGCGGCGAACTGTTCGCCAACCCGGCGGCATCCCAGGCGATGCTGGACGACGCGCAGTTCGATGTCGAAGGCTGGCTGGCGAGCGAGATTGCCCGCGAGTTCGCGGTGGCCGAGGGCGCGGCCTTTGTGACCGGCAATGGGACGAACAAGCCCAAGGGTTTCCTGACCTATACGACCACGAATGAAGGCGATACGGTGCGTGCGTTCGGATCGCTGCAATATGTGGCGTCGGGCGCGGCGGGCGGCTTTGCGGCGAGCAACCCGCAGGACAGGCTGATCGACCTGATCCAGAGCCTGCGCGCGCCCTATCGCCAGGGGGCGTGTTTTGTCATGAATTCGGCGACGCTGTCGGTCATCCGCAAGATGAAGACGAGCGATGGTGCGTTCCTGTGGCAACCGGGCCTGAGCGCTGGCCAGCCCGCGACCCTGCTGGGATATCCGGTGGTCGAGGCCGAGGATATGCCCGACATTGCCGCGGGCAGCCTGTCCATCGCCTTTGGCAATTTCGCGATGGGCTATGTCATCGCCGAACGCAGCGAGACGAGCATCCTGCGCGATCCGTTCAGCAACAAGCCGTTCGTCCATTTCTACGCGGTCAAGCGCATTGGCGGCGGCGTGGCCAATAGCGAGGCGATCAAGCTGATGAAGTTCGCTGCGTCGTAAACGGCGAGACGGCAAGCGGATGACTTGGTGGGGGGAGGCATGTGCCTTCCCCCCTTTTTTGTGTCGAGACTGGCAGGGGAGCGGGGCGTGGCGATCACGGGGCTGGAAATGGCGGAGCTGGTGCGCGAGCTGTGCCATGACGAAGGGACAGGGCCGCTGGCGTTGAGCGGGGCGGCGGCAGGCTATAGGCGCTTTGCGGACGCGGTAGGGACGGGCGCAGCTTTTCCTTATGTCATTGTGGGCGCAGGCGACGCGCCGCAATGGGAGGCGGGCAGCGGCGCGCTGGACGCAAGCGGGCGGCTGGTGCGGACGCCGTTGGCCTCTTCGGCGGGCGGCGCGGCGGTGGATTTCGGACTGGGTGAAAAGCGCGTGACGCTGACCCCACATGCCGGCTGGATCGCGGCGGTCGAAGATCATGGTCATGCCATGGCCGAAATTGCCGGGCTGGCCGAAGCGCTGGCGAACATGGAGCAGCTGGGCGCTACGGTGGATGCGGCCGCCCGGGCGATCGATGGATTGAGCGGGGCGCTGGCAGGCAAGCAGGCGGCGAGCGGGCAGCTGGACGCCATCGCGGCGCTGGCTACCACGGCGTTCGGCCGGTCGCTGCTGGAACAGGGCGATGCGGGGAGCGTGCGCGCCCGGATCGGCGCGCTGGGCGCGAGCGGCGTGCAGCGCATGGGTGACGCAGAGCTGCACATCAATACGATGACGGGCGAGGCCTATCCCACCGAAGGCTGGATGGGTCGGGTCAGCGTGATGGGGCCGGCGGTGTCCGTGGTGATGGATGGCGGCCAGGGCAGTTTTCGCGTGGTCGGCACCGGCGCGCTGGCGAACAACCGGCTTTATCGCGCCAATGGCACGCTAGCGGCGCGGGCCGACATTGCAAGCGGCGACGTCATTGGCGACTATAATGTGTGGGGGCAGATTGGCGGCGATTTCGTCGAGCTGTCGCGGGTGCGCACCACCTATGTCGGCGCGGCACCGGCCACCAACAATCTGGCGTCGCGGATGAATTTCTATGTCGGTCGGACCGGATCGTCGGCGATGCAGGAGACGCTGCGGCTGGAGCACCAGGCGATCACTGCGTTCGGCGCGGTTGCGCCATCGTCCGACAACGGCTTTGCGCTGGGGAGCGGGGCGGCGCGATGGTCGGCCATCTATGCCGCGAGCGGGACGATCAGCACGTCCGACGCGCGGTCGAAACAGGACCTGGCGGATATTGACGAGGCGTTGATCGACGCCTGGGGCGCGGTGGACTGGCGGCAATATCGCTTTGGCGAAGCGGTGGCGGCCAAGGGCGACGCCGCGCGCACGCATCTGGGGCTGGTGGCGCAGGAGGTGCGCGATGCGATCGACGCGCGGCTGGGCATGGGCGCGGCGGTGCGGCTGGGGCTGCTGTGCCATGACAGCTGGGACGCGCGGGACGCGGAAACGGACGATGATGGCGTGGTGACGCCAGGGCGCGCGGCGGGCGACCGCTGGGGGCTGCGCTATGAGGAGTGTTTGGCGCTGGAGGCGGCCTGGCAGCGGCGGCGTATCGCGCGGCTGGAGGCGCGGATCGTGGCGCTGGAGACGAGCGCATGATGCAGGGCGAGGCGCTGGGGGCGCAGCCGATCGGGGATGGTGGCGCGGATCGGCCCGGATGGAGCGGGCCATGGGGCATGGGCGTGCGGCCGGGGCTGGACGTGCGGATCGACGCGCGCGCGCCGGCGATCCGGATCGCGGCGAAGATGGGGAGCAAGATCAGATGAGCCTGTTGTTGAAGGACCCGCAGGCGCGGGTCGACCATGCGATCGACTGGTCCGCCTATCTGGCCGGGCAGAGCCTGATCGCCAGTGACTGGACGGTCGAGCCGGAGGAAGCCGGCGGGATTGTCGTCGAGGAAGGCGCGTTCGAGGCACAGCGCAGCAGCGCGCGGGTGGCCGGCGGGCGGGTGGGCCAGGTTTATCGGCTGACTAATCGCGTCACCCTGTCCGACGGGCAGGCGGATGAACGGTCGGTGACGATGCGGGTGGAGGAACGCTGATGCTGGCACAGCAGGAGAGCGGGGCGCTGGCGGCGCCACTGGCGGAATTGAAGGCCTATCTGCGGATCGCGCATGACGACGAGGACGCGGTGCTGGCCGGATTGCTGCGCGGGGCGAGCGCGCTGTGCGAGCAATTTGTCGGCCAATGGCTGATCGCACGCGATGCGCGCGAGACGGTGGGCGGCGGCGGCGGGTGGCAGCGGCTGTCGGCGCGGCCGGTGCTGGCGGTGAGCCAGGTGCGGGCGGTCGAGGCGGACGGGACCAGCGCGGCGCTGCCGGTCGAGGCCTATGCCATCGACATCGACGCGGCGGGCGACGGATGGGTGCGATCGACGCGGCCGGGCGACGGGCGCGCGCTGGCGGTGGACTATCGCGCGGGCATGGCGGTGGAGATGAACGGCCTGCCCGAAGCGCTGCGGCAGGGGATCATCCGGCTGGCGGCGGACCATTATATGGCGCGTGGCAGCGAGGAGGCGGCGCCGCCTGCGGTGGTGAGCGCGCTGTGGCGGCCCTATCGGCGGATGCGGCTGGCATGAGGCGGCTGGCATGAGGGCGGGGCTGGAACGGCGCGTGGCGGCGCGGGCGGCGACGGTGCGGGCGCGGATCGCGGCGGCGGTCAGGGCGGAAGGCGTGGCGGCGCGGGTGGAGGGCGAGACGGTCGAACTGTCCGCGCCGGGGCTGCGCGCGCGCTGGTGGCGCGACCTGGCGCTCCGCGAGGCGGGGCGAGGGAGGAGCGGGCAATGAGCGCGGAAATGGCGATACGGGCGGCGGTGATCGCGGCGCTGCGGGAGGATGCGGCGCTGATGGCGGTGGCGCATGCCGTGCATGATGGCGAGCCGGCGCGGGCGGCAACCCCTTATGCGCATGTGGGCGAATGTCTAGGTTCAGACTGGGGCGGCAAGGATGTCGAGGGGCGCGAATTGCGGCTGACCATCGGGCTGACCGTGGCGGAGGAGGTGCCGGCGCGGCTGGCNGGGATGATGGCGNGGGTCGAACCGGCGCTGGGCGCGGCGGCCGGGCGCGATGGCTGGCGGATCGTGAGCGCGCGGCTGCTGCGGTCGCGCGTCGCGCGGACGGGAGGCGGCGCGGGCGCGGGGTGGCGCGCGGTGATGGATTACCGGCTGCGCGTGGTGCGGGAGGGGTGAGTAGGAGGCGGGCGATAGGTGACACCCATCCCACAGCACCGCGTGCTGCCACCTCCCCTTAANAGGNGAGGATGACGGGGCATNGGGGGTGGANGGNCGCTCCCCAACTCAGCCGGGGCGGCTGTTTTCCTCATATTCGCTGGTGATCTTGTCGACATATTCGGCGATCTGGTCGTCGGCGTCGGCGCTGGCTTCCGCGTCGGACATGCCGTCCGCCTTGTCCTGCGCGATGATGGCGGCGCGGAAGGCGGATTGCTGGGTGGCGCAGGTCTGTTTGAGCATCGACACAAAGTCGCCGAGCGGCATTTTCTTGTCGAGCGCGGGCTGCATCTGGGCGCTGAGGCATTTTGAAAAGTCGCGGCGTCCCGTGCCGACAGGATCGGCGGATGGGGCGGCGGCGAGCATCATCATGAACGAAGCGGCAACAATCATCGGGACCTCTCCTTGAAACCCTGAGCCATTGTTGTGACGGGTCGGCCAGACACCGCCCAATCTATCTGTTTTTCCGCGATTTTCCGGGCCGAAGCAGCGGGCTTCGATCCTGGGCGTCGCTTGTCGGGAGAATGCGCCATGGGCGTCGAAAAGGGAAGTGCGTTTCTGCTGAAGGTGGGCGACGGCAATGTGCCGGCAACATATGCGACGGTGGCGGGCATGCGCACCACGCAATTGTCCGTAAATGGCGAGGCGGTGAACATCACCAGCAAGGATTCGGGCGGCTGGCGCGAATTGCTGTCGGGCGCGGGCGTGCGGTCGGTCAGCGTGTCGGCGGCCGGGCTGTTCACCGGGTCGGACGCNGAGGTGCGCGTGCGCAATCATGCGCTGGGCGGCACGATCGAGGATTATGAGCTGANTTTCGANAGCGGCGAGCGGATGCGCGGGCGGTTCCTGGTCACGCGGCTGGACTATGCCGGCGACTATAATGGCGAGCGCAACTATGCGCTGAGCCTGGAAAGCTCCGGCGCGGTGGTAAGCCTGTGAGTGGTGGCGCGANCCCGGAGCGCGGGGAAACGGCGCTGGTCGTGGGCGGCGAGCCGCTGGCGCTGCGGCCCAGCTTTGCCGCGCTGGTGGCGGCGGAGCAGGAATTGGGGCCGCTGTTCGACCTGGTCGAGCGGGCGGCGGACGGCAAGCTGTCGCTGGGCGATCTGGTGGCGCTGCTGTGGCATTGCTTGGTCGATCGCGATGCATTGAGCCGCGAGGCGCTGGGCGAGGCGGTGCTGGCGCTGGGCCTGGCCAGGGTGACGCCGGTGCTGCGCGCGGTGCTGCAACAGATATTGGCGGGGAAATGACGCGCTTTGCCGACGGGGCCGGGCGGCTGGCGGGACTGGCCGGCTGGCTGCTGGGCTGGCGGCCGGACGAGTTCTGGCGCGCGACCCCGGCCGAACTGGCGAGCGTGCTGAAGGCGGCGAAGGGCGAGGAGGCGGATGGCGCGGCCGGCGTGGATGGCGCGGAACTGGCGCGGCTGATGGGCGCGATGCCGGATCAGGGGCGGACTGTGCGCTGAGCGGATGCCCTTCAAGTTGCGGGAATGACGGAGACAGTTAGTCAGGAGTGGCCGACATGGACGAGGATGTCGAGACGTTGGTGGTGCGGGTGCGGGCCGATACGCAAGGGCTGGGCCGCGATGTCGAGGCGATGCGGGCGAGCCTGGANGGGCCGCTGGCGAGCGGCGCGGAGCGGGCGGGACTGCGCATCGAGCAGGGGCTGCTGCGCGCGGTGCGGACGGGGAAATTCGGCTTTGAGGATCTGAAGCGGCTGGCGCTGAGCACGCTGGACCAGATTGCCGCGAGCAGCCTGCGATCGGCGCTGGTGAGCGGAGGGTCAAGCGGTGGCGGGCTGGTGGGACTGGGCGCGAACCTGCTGACGTCGGTGCTGGGGTTGCCGGGGCGGGCGACGGGCGGGCCGGTGGCGCCGGGACGCGCCTATATGGTCGGCGAGCGCGGGCCGGAAATGTTCGTGCCCACGACGAGCGGACAGGTGGTCCCCCATGGCGGCGGCGGGCGCGACGTGCGGGTGAGCATCGCGGTGAACGGAAGGGGCGGGGAGAGCGAGCCGCGATTGCTGGCGCGCAGCGCGCGACAGGTGGCGCGCGCGGTCAGGGGGGCGCTGGAGCAATGAGCATGGGATATTGGCTGGCGGACGCGCGGGAAGGGCAGGAGGCGGGGTTCCTCAAGCGCTTCGCGGCGACCCATTGGACGGTGAACTTTCCCCGGCCGATGATGGCAAGCGTGGTTACGATTGCCCCNGACGCCGCTGCGACAGGCTCGGGACCGGGCCTGCGGGTGGATACGGTTTTCTATGGATCGGGGGATCTGGCGGGCCTGATCTGGGAGGCGGAGGACAAATGGAGCCATCCGCTGCTGGCCTATGAGACGGATCGGGATTTTCGGGACTGCGTGCTGTCGTTCCGCTGGCGCAGCGGCGGGCTGCGGCGGCTGGACGAAACGCATGGGCCGACCCTGACGATTGAGGGGCGCGACGCGGCGGGCAACCCGCGCGCCTGGTATGTGCGCTTGTGGAATTATGCGAGCGGTGGGCCGGAAGATGCTGTCATCCGGCTGGATTTTGCCGCGCTGGTGGCGGGATATGACCTGCCGGAGGACGCCGACCCGGTATGGGCGGGCGATGTCGATAGGATGTTCATTTCGCTGGTGCCGCCCGGCTATGACGAAGGGGATACGCCTTTCCCGCAGGCGCAGGAAGGCTGGGCCGAGCTGAGCGCCATCGCGTGCGAGGGCGCGGGATCGGTGCTGGCGGNGGGNGACGTCATGCTGCCCGAACATGGGCTGAGCATGGCGACGGGCTATGACGATTGTTTCAACCAGACGCCCGAGCGGGTGGTCGCGGCGATCCATGCGCTCGGCTATCGCGGGGCGATCAACCATTATGTCGGCATGAGCCATTATTTCCGGCTCGAACGGTTGGGCAGCGACCTGTATGTGAGCCTGGCGGGCGGGGCGCTGAATGCGCCCTGCGCGGCATGGCACCGGGACTTTGCGATGCGGGCCGGGGCGCTGGGGTTCGGCGTCATCTGGTCGCTATCCTATGAATTGTTCAACGCCCATTGCTGGAACGACTGGAAGCAGCGGGCGGACAATGGCGACCCGGCGTTGACCGGGTGGGAACCGCCATCGACATTATTGTCGCCCGCCCATGGCGGGGCGATGGGCTATTTGCAGGCGATTGCGACGGCTTTTGTTTCCATTGGCTTGGATGCGGACTTGCCGATTCTGTTTCAGGTGGGCGAGCCATGGTGGTGGGTGATGCCGGGCGACGGGCGCATCTGCCTGTATGATGATGCCGCGCGGGCGGCGTTGGGCGGCGCGCCGGTGTCGATACCGAGNGTGTGGGGCGAACTGGACGCAGCGCAATGCGCGCTGCTGGATGCGGCGGGCGCTTTGCTGGCGGCATCGACGGCGGCGCTGTGCGAGGCGGTGAAGGCGGCTGCGCCGGGCGCGGTGACGCATCTGCTGGCCTATCTGCCTACCATATTGGACCCACGCGCGCCGGAAGCCAAACGCGCGAACATGCCGGTCGGATGGGCCGCCCCGGCGTTCGACGTGCTGCAATTGGAAGATTATGATTGGGTGACGGAAGGGCGGCCCAACCTGACCGCGCGCGGGATCGCTTTGGCGACCGCGCGGCTGGGCTATCCTGTCGAGGAGCAGCAGTATCTGGCCGGGTTCGTCCTGTTGCCCGAACAATCCGGGCAATGGCGGGCGATCATGGCGGCGGCGCGCGCGTCGGTGGCGCGGGGGACGGCGGCGACATTCATCTGGGCGCTGCCGCAAGTGTGCCGCGACGGCTTTACCTGTTTCAGCATAGAAGGGGAGGATGCGGTGCAAGCCTTTGACGATATACGCTTTCCGCTGGCGATCGGGCGCGAGGCGAGCCTGAGCCCCGCCTTTTCCACGCAGATTGTCGAAAGCCCGTCGGGACATGAGCGGCGGTCGAGCGACTGGGCCGATGCGCGCCTGTCCTATGATGCCGGGCCGGGCGTGCGGTCGGAGGCGGACATAAGGGTGCTGATCGATTTTTTCCGGGCACGGCGGGGGGCTGCGCGGGGCTTTCGCTTTACCGATCCCTATGATGACCGAAGCGGTCCGGCGGGCGCGGCGCCGTCGCCGATCGATCAGCGGCTGGGCGTGGGCGATGGCGTGCGGTCGCAATTCCCACTGATGCGCCATTATGGCGCGGGCGAGGAGGCGCAGGTGCGGCGGATCACCCGGCCTGTTACGGGCAGCATCCGCGTCGCGGCCGACGGGGTCGAGATGATCGATGGCTGGATCCATGAAGGGCTGGGCGTGATCGCGTTCGACGAGGCACCAGCGGCGGGGGTGGTGCTGACTGCCGGCTACCGGTTCGATGTGCCGGTGCGTTTTGCCGAGGATCGGCTGGAGATCAGCCGCGCGACCTTTGCCGCGGGCGAAGCGGTGTCGGTGCCGCTGGTGGAGGTACGTGAATGAGCGGCGGGCTGGATCAGACGCTGTGCACGCTGGCCTTTTGCTGGCGGATCGCGCGGCGCGACGGGGTGACGATCGGGCTGACCAGCCATGACCGCGACCTGGAGATTGGCGGCCTCCTCTATCGCGCAGCGCCCGGCATGACGCCGGCGGCGGTGCGCAGCGGCATCACGCTGGATGGCGAAGACAGCGATGTGGCGGGCGCCTTGTCGAGCGAGGCGATCAGCGAAGCGGACCTGATGGCGGGGCGCTGGGACGGTGCGGCGCTGGAGCTGCGGGTGACGCAATGGGAAGCGCCGGGCGCGCTGTGGCATGCTGCTGGCGCGCGGCGAGATGGGNGCGGTGTCGCGCAAGGGGCNGGAATTTTCGGCGGAATTGATCGGTGCGGCCGCAGTGTTGGGCGCGCCGGTGGCCCCGAGCACATCGCCCGACTGCCGGGCGCGGCTGGGCGACCGGGCATGCCGGGTCGATATGGCAGGGCGGCGGCGGATCGTGGCGGTGGACGGCGTGGAGNGAGCGGAGGTCGCCGTCGCCGGNCTGNTGGCGGGGGCCTATGCCTTTGGCGCGCTGCGATGGATGACGGGGCGTAACGCGGGGCTGACGCAGGCCGTGCTGGATAATGATGCGTCCGGCTTGACGCTGGCGGACGCGCCCGCCTTTGCGGTGGAGGCGGGGACGCTGGCGCAGCTGACTGAAGGCTGTGACCGGCAGGCCGCGACCTGTGGCGGGCGCTTTGGCAATATCGCCAATTTCCGGGGGGAGCCGTTCCTGCCGGGCATGGACCTTCTGACCCGCTATCCCGGCGCATGAGCGGGGAGGAGCGCGCGGCGGAGGTCGTCGCGGCGGCGCGGGCGCTGGTGGGCGTGCCGTTTCGGCTGCATGGGCGCGATCGGGACGGGCTGGATTGCGTCGGCGTGGCGGCGCTNGCGCTGGGGCGGGCCGCGCCGCGCGGCTACGGATTGCGCAGCGGAGACACGGCCAAGGCGGCGGATTGGCTGAAGGCGGCGGGTCTGAGGCCGGTGGTGGAGGGCGGAGCGGGCGACCTGGCGCTTGTGCGGCCGGGGCCGTTGCAGCTGCATCTGATGGTCGGGACCGGCGCGGGCTTCGTCCACGCCCATGCCGGATTGCGGCGCGTGGTGGAAATGCCGGGGGAATCGCCCTGGCCGATCATCGGCTGGTGGCGGGCATGAAGGAGGGGCAAGCATGGCGACGATAGTGCTGAGCGCGGTGGGCACCGTGCTGGGCGGGCCGATCGGCGGGGCGATTGGCGGCCTGATCGGCAACGCTTTCGACAATGAAATACTGTTCAAGCCAAAGGGCCGGCAGGGTGCGCGCCTGTCTGATTTGCAGGTGCAGACATCCAGCTATGGCACGCAGGTGCCCGCGCTATTCGGGACCATGCGGGTTGCGGGCACGGTCATCTGGGCGACGGACTTGCAGGAGACGTCGAGCCGCAGCGGCGGCGGCAAGGGGCGGCCCAGCGTGACGAGCTACAGCTATTCGGCGAGCATCGCGGTGGCGCTGTCGTCGCGGCCGGTCCGGGCGATCCGACGGATTTGGGCGGACGGCAATCTGCTGCGCGGGGCGGCGGGGGATTTCAAGACCGAGGTCGGCGCGTTCAGGGTGCATCCTGGCGATGAGGGGCAATCGCCCGATCCGTTGATCGCATCGGCGCAGGGCATCGGCGCGACGCCGGCGCATCGCGGCATGGCCTATGTCGTGTTCGAGGATCTGGCGTTGGCCGATTATGGCAATCGCATTCCGTCGCTGACATTCGAGGTCGAAGCCGATGACGGGGCGGTGCCGCTGGACCGGATTGCGTCTGACCTGAGCGCGGGGCGGCTGGCGGGGCCGGCACAGATCAGCGTTGGAGGCTTTGCCGCGAGCGGGGCCGACATGCGCGAGGCGGTGATGCCGCTGGTCAGCGCCTACGGATTAGGCCTGCGATCGGGCGTGGGGGATCTGGCGCTGGTCGATACCGGGGCGGCGGCCGGGGCCATTTCGCACGACATGCGGGCGCAGCGGATCAATGGTCGCGCTATCGACGCGGTTGAGCATAGTGGCGGGTCCGCCGATGGCGTGCCGGTGGCGCTGAGCCTGCGCTATCATGATGCGGCGCGCGATTATCAGGCCGGGGTGCAGCGGGTGACGCGGCCGGGAGCGGGGCGGGCCGAAAGCGGGATCGACCTGCCCGCCGTGCTGGACCCCGATGCGGCGCGGGCGTTGGCGAGCGAGCGCCTGCGCACGGCATGGGCCGGGCGGGCACGGATGACGGTGCGCTGCGACTGGCGGGCGCTCGGACTAGCGGCGGGCGACGTCGTTGCGGTGGACCAGGCGTCGGGGCTGTGGCGGATCGAGGAGCGCGAATGGGAAGCGATGGCGGTGCGGCTGGCGCTGCGGCGATTGCCCGGCGGCGGCGGCGCACCACCAGCGGGGGCAGGGTCAGGCGCGATCGTGCGGCCGGTGGATGCGCCGCACGGGCCGACGACGCTGATGCTGGCGGACCTGCCGCGTATCACCGACGGGGTGGCGAATGCGCCTTTAATCGTCGCGGCGGCGAGTGGTGGGGCCGGCTGGCGTAGCGCGGCGCTGTTCGTCACGGGCACGAGCGGGGAGGCGTCGCCGATCGGCCGGAGTGCCGGGCGCGAGGTGATGGGCGTGGCTGACACGGCGCTGAGCGCGGGAAGCGCGCAGCTGGTGGATCGCCGGCAATCCGTGTCTGTGACGCTGCTGGCGGAGGATATGATGCTGCCGAGCGCGGACGAGGCTGCGCTGGATCAGGGGCGGAACCTGACCTTGTTGGGCCGGGAACTGATCCAGTTCGAAAGGGCCGAGCGGACCGGCGCCGCAACCTATCGGCTGACAGGCCTGCGGCGGGGGCTGCGCGGCACGGACTGGGCGATGGCGGATCATGGCGCGGGCGAGCGGTTCCTGCTGATCGAGGAAGGACGGCTGGTCGAACCGCTGTCGATGCAGGGCGCGGACGCAGAGGCCGGGAGCGTGCTGCGGCTTTCGGCGGTCGGCATCGGCGATGTGGCGCCGGCTGAAGCGACCCTGACGATCAGCGGCGAGGCGCTGTTGCCGCTGGCGCCGGTGCATATGCGCGCGCGTCGCGATGGCGCGGGGGGCTGGGCGATCGCATGGACCCGGCGCAGCCGCGACGGATGGCGCTGGCTGAGCGGAACGGATGTCCCGATGGCGGAGGAAAGCGAGAGCTACGCGGTGCAGGTCATGGACGGGACGGTTCTGGTGCGGGCGCAGGACAGGACCAGTCCCGGCTGGACCTATACCGCCGACATGATCGCGGCGGACGGCATGGCGGGACGCAGCGTGACGATCTGCGTGCGGCAGCGGGGCACCTATGCGTTGGGGCGGGCGGCGAGCCTGCCCCTGATCCTGTGA